AGCTGTTAGCACAGCCAGTGAACTAGCAAGTATTCTTAACAAGATATGTGATGATGAGGGCATACCTTATGTGTATCTTAAGACTGACATACATAAATACCAACATATGTGTATGCTGATGACGCAGAGAAAAAGAACAGTTATAGAAGTATATGAGGATGAGCTTGAAATGATAGAATCTATGGTCGAAGTGTTTAAGTAATAAGTTATGTCTTTTTGTTATATAGCAAACTATTTACTTCTTACTTGAAAAATGCTATAATAAACCTATATAGTCAATAAAGAGAAGAACAACAAAAGATTCTTCTAACAAATAAAGGAATGAAACGCTATGACCTATATAGCTACACACCAGCCTTGTCCGAAGTGTAACAGCAGCGATGCTTACTCTATTAGTGAAAACGGATGGGGTCACTGTTTTAGCTGTGACGCTAACATTAAAGAAGAAGAAGGAAAGGAAATTGAATACCAACCTAAAAAGGCTTCAAAGATGACTAAAGACATAGAGATAAAAGCAATACCAGAAAGAAAGATATTGTTAGAAACTTCAAAGTTCTATAAAGTTGGCTTTGATAGCTTTGATAACATACACTTCCCATTGTCAGGAGGAACCGCTTCAAAGGTTAGAATAGCAGGAGAAAAGAAGTTCAGGATTGAAGGTAACTTTGCAGAGTCTACTTTACTATTCGGTCAAGAGTTATTCCCTGAAGGAGGAAAACGCATAGTAGTAACAGAGGGCGAGTTTGATGCTATGTCAGGGTATCAGATGTTAGGGAAGTATAACGTACCTGTAGTATCAGTCAGGAATGGCGCTCAATCAGCCGTTAAAGACGTTAAAGCAAACTACAAGTACCTAGACACCTTTGAAGAAGTTATATTCTGGATGGATAATGACGACGCAGGGAAGCAAGCAGCGGAAGAATGCGCCCTAGTGTTCAGCCACAAAGCAAAGATAGTAAAGGGTGTTGACGGATACAAAGACGCAAATGACTTCCTTGTTGGTAACGCCTCTGCAAAGGCTATGAAGTGTTTCTGGGACGCACAGGTATGGACACCAGCGAATATAATTAATATATCGTCCTTGCGTGAGTCAATTATGAAGCCGCTTGCTAAGGCTGATGCTGAATACCCCTTTGAAGGTGTTAACAAGATAACGCATGGTATACGAAAGGGAGAGCTAGTCACTATAACTGCTGGTTCAGGGCTTGGTAAGTCACAGTTTGTCAAGGAGATTGTCTACCACATTCTACAGACTACACAGGATAGAGTAGGGCTGATGTTTATGGAAGAGTCAGCAGAGAAGACAGCACTTAGTCTTGCTTCATTACATGCTAACAAGCCTTTTCATATACCTACAACGGTCTATACAGATGAAGAGAAGCTACAGGCTTTTGATGACATATCACTAGAGCAGCGTGTTTTTATGTTCGACCACTTCGGTTCTTCCGGTATAGACGACATTGTTGCAACTGTTAGGTACATGGCGAAGGCATTAGACTGTAAGTATATTATGTTAGACCACGTATCTATCATTGTGTCAGCGCAGAGTAACGGTGACGAGCGTAAAGCGATAGACGAGATAATGACAAAGCTCAGGACGATGGTCGAAGCAACAGGCGTATCACTCATTATAGTATCGCACCTTAAGAGACCTGAGAAGAAAGGACACGAAGAGGGAGCAGCAACGTCATTAGCGCAACTGAGAGGCTCAGCATCAATCGCACAGCTATCAGACATGGTATTAGGGCTAGAGAGAAATGGACAGGCTGACTGCCCTATTAAACGCAATACAACGCATGTTAGAGTACTTAAGAATAGGTTCTCAGGTATAACAGGCAAAGCTGCTGATTTGTTTTATGATGCTAAAACTGGTAGGATGTACGAAAGACCACTGGAAGAGGATGCCTTATGAGCTACAAAATAAAGACAGAGCTTGATGTGTATGAGATGATAGAGCTGTATAGTATTTTGCAGAAAGCATGGGGCATGCAAGAACTTTACGTAGAGCTACAGAATACACTCACCACAGAGTACAATATTAGGCTTGACGAGGTAGTTCCAGATTCGTTAATTAATATTGATAGAGCAGGACTTAGAGAATACTCAAAGAGTAAAGTAAAAAACTAAACTAACGAGGATGCTATGTTAAGCAATAATAATTATGAAAGAACAATTAAGCCTATTAAGTACGAGTACGGAGAATATAAAGAGAATATCAAAAAACGAGAAAAGGGAAGACATAAAAGAAAACCCTCAAAATTACGAGAAGAGGTGCAAAGTATGCGGCACAGTAAAGACGTTAACTGAGTTCCCTTACGCAAGAAGAAGAGTAGACAGGAGAGAGACCATATGCAAAAGCTGTTGCACTGAACAGAGAATAAGAAGTAAGCATTATTACCCTATACTCACAAAAAAACATGGAGCAGTTTGCGCTATATGTGGTGTAACAGAGGAGCAGAATGGCAAGAGATTAGCAGTAGACCATTGCCACAAGACAGGAAAAGTTAGAGGATTGCTATGCGACAATCACAATCATGGCATTGGCAAGTTTCAAGAATGCACAGAAACAATGCTAAAGGCTATACAATACTTAAAGGAACACGAATGAAAAAGCTAGTGATAGACATAGAGACTAACATGGCACACAGCACGATATGGTGCGCTGTTACTACCGATGTTGATACAGGCGAGACAATAGTCCATAAACAAGCACACACGCTTAAAAGCACTATGGCAGGCTATGACGTCTTTATAGGGCATAACATGATAGGCTTTGACGCACCGGTACTTAGAAATGTTTGGGGTATCTCAATACGTAAAGACCAAGTACACGACACACTTGTAATGTCAAGGCTTGCTAACCCTATTATGGAAGGCGGTCACAGCCTTAAGAATTGGGGCAAGAAACTTAACAATAACAAGATTGCTTTTGATACAACAGACTTTGACGGTGGGCTAACAGAAGAAATGATTACCTACTGTATACAGGACGTAGCCTTGAATGTCGATGTGTATAAACATTTGATGACAGAGCTACAGAGCTGGGGTGATAACTGGAAGCAATCCTTCGACCTAGAGCATGAGGTGGCAATTGAAATATCAAGACAAGAAAGAACAGGTATTCCATTCGATATCCAGAGAGCTTCAATTCTTCATGCTGAGGTGTCTGATAAGATGGCTGAGATTGAGGATAATCTGCACAAGATATTTCCGCCAATTGTTGAAGAAAGACATTCAGAAAAAACAGGCAAAAGACTAAAAGACAAAGTAACAGTCTTTAATGTCGGTAGTAGAAAGCAGATAGGCGAACGTCTTGCTACTCTTGGTTGGAAGCCTAAAGAGTTTACAGAGAATGGGCAACCTAAGGTAGATGAAACAATACTTAGTGAGATAAAAGGTATACCACAGGCTGAAAAGGTTGCTGAATACTTACAGTTACAGAAAGTCAATAGCTTTCTAACAAACTGGTCTAAGAATGTAACTCCCGCAGGACGAATACATGGTAGAGTAATTAGTTGTGGCGCTGTAACGCACCGTATGACTCACCACAGCCCTAACCTTGGTCAAGTACCTAGCGGCAAGGCTCTATATGGAAAAGAGTGTAGAGAGCTATTTAGACCTGCTGAGGGTGAAGTAATGGTTGGTGCTGACTTATCAGGTATTGAGTTGCGATGTCTTGCTCACTACATGGGAGACCCTAAGTACACCACACAGTTGTTAGATGGGGATATACACTCATACAATCAGCACATGGCTGGGTTACCTACTCGTGATAATTCTAAGACGTTCATCTACGCCTTTATTTATGGAGCAGGAGATGCTAAGATAGGTGAGATTGTAGGCAAGGGTGCAGGTGCTGGTAGAGCTCTTAAGTCTAAGTTTATGAAGAACGTACCAAAGCTTGCAGAGCTGATAGAGAAGGTTAAACGTATATCTAAGAAAGGCTATCTACCTGCATTAGATGGCAGACGTATTGAGGTTGGTTCAGAGCATAGTGCGCTAAACAGGCTGTTGCAGGGCGCTGGAGCTATCATTGCTAAGCAGTGGATTGTCGAAGTACACAAGCTTATGCGAGCCAATAACATTACATTCACACAGCTTTTAATGGTACACGATGAAATACAAGCATCCGTAAGACCTGAAGACGCTGAAAAGGCTGGTCAGTTGATGGTAGAAGCAGCACGTATCACTGGCGAAGTATTACAATTTAGGCTACCTATAGCTGCTGAGTACGCAGTAGGGGCTAGCTGGTATGACACTCACTAAGGAGATATAACATGGGTATTTTTGGATGGTTAACAGTTTTGTTTGTTGGATTAAAACTAACAGACTTTATAGATTGGTCTTGGGTTTGGGTTCTTGCACCTACATGGGTTCCCCTATTCATAGCACTTGTTCTGTTCGTCTGTGCAGGGTTTGTTTCAGCAGTACAAAGATAAAAAAAGACTTGACATGGATGTCTTATTAATGATATAATATATGTATAGACTGAAAAGACTATATAGACTAATTTAACCCTAGAGGATAATTAAATGATTAAAGTAAAAGCAACCGTAATGTACCCTTACCTAAACGTAGCTAATGACCGTTTCAACCCTGATAACCCTAAGTATGAAGTAACTCTTGCTAACTTATCTGAAGCGGCTCAAGAGGCTTTAAAGGGTCTCGGTGTTAAGGTTTACGAGAAAGACGGTATGGGATTCAAGATTACCTGTAAGTCTATCAACTCTATCCGAGCTTATGATGACAAAGGTGGTGAGATTGACGGTTCAATTGTTGGTAACGGTTCAGAAGCTATCGCTATTATCGACACCTACTCAAACAAGTATGGTAGCTTCCCACAGCTTAACAAGCTAACAATCACTAAGCTTGAAGAGTACGCAGCAAGTGGAGGGGTTAACGCAAGCGCAGCGGCAGACTTAGATGTACTATGATTGCCCTGCTCGATAGTGACATCTTCATCTATCGGGTTGGTTCTGTAAAGACTATTGAGTCTGAAGAGCATGCTAAAAGAAAGATGGACAACTTCATGTTTAACTTGTTATCAATTGATTTGATAGATATATTTGAATGGGAGTTGTTCCTCACTGGTAAAGGTAATTTTAGGCACGACATAGCTGTCACTCAACCTTATAAGGGCAATAGAGCCGACACAGCAAAGCCTGAATATTACCACCAGCTAAGACAGCATCTTGTAGACAAATGGGAAGCTAAGGTCATCGACGGCATGGAAGCTGACGATATGTTAGCAATTAGGCAAGAGGAAGATGATGAAACAATGATTGTCACTCTTGACAAGGACTTAGACCAGATAACAGGATGGCACTACAACTTTGTATCTAAAGAGAAATACTTCATAGACGAGAAGACAGCCCTGCTAAACTTCTACATGCAGTTTCTCACAGGAGATAGAGTTGACCACATACTAGGTGTCAGAGGAATAGGCAAGGTAAAGGCTAGGAAGCTACTGGAAGATAAGAGCGAAGCAGAGATGTGGGACGTTGTTGTAGAACACCTAGGAATGGAGAGGTCTATTGAGAACGGACATCTGTTATTCATGTTACGCACAAGAACAGACAGCTTCATAGACTATTTAGACAGAAGAGGGCTTAGACGTGAATAAGAAATCACACTGGAAAGGCGCTAAGCCTGACCCTGAAACGTACTACGGATTCCTGTATATAATAACCAACATGCTTACCGGCAAGAAGTATATAGGCAGGAAGTTCTACCACAGATGGTCAAAGCGTAAGAAGGCAGGAGAAAGTGACTGGAGAAGCTACACAGGCTCTTGCGCTCCTCTTACAGCAGATATAAAAGAGTTTGGTAAAGAGAACTTCAGGTTCAGGATATTCAAACAGTACAAGTATAGAGGTAACGTAATGTACTATGAAGCCCACTACCAGCACCGTTACAATGTACTCACAGAACGAGACGAGAATGGTGATAGAACTTGGTATAACGGCAACATAGGCGCAATAAAGTTTATCCCAAAGATAGAGGATTGATTATGAAGCAAGAGAATGAGAACATGGTAGAGACAATCAAGACCTACAGAGTTGCTAACGGACATGTAGTTCAGATTAAGTGTGTTGGTATCGAAACTGAAACAACCTTCGTAGTCTCTAAAGATGATAGAATAGAGTTAGCTATCCCTGACTTTGTTAAGAAGGTATTGGAGAGTAAGCGATGATATCAGACACAGGCTCTGTATCCCATTGGGGAGTACACCACTATCTAGCTCAGGAACAAGAAGAAGAGGCTCGTGACAACGTACCTGACCATTACAATAAAGCTATCCAGCCTTGGGACTATATGGAAGCTAACCTGACTAACGAAGCCTTCAAAGGCTATTTAGTCGGTAATGTTATTAAGTATGTATCACGATTTGAAGATAAAGGAGGCGTTGCAGATA